TTGAAAACCTTATCCAGATTGTCTTTAAGATCCGATGCGACTGTCATTCTACTCTGATAAGTCTTCCAGACTATTTAGATAATCCTTTTCTTTTTCATATATTTTTTCCTGTCCTGTCCATAGTTTATATCCCTGGACAACCTCAGGTAATAACCATTGGTCCACACGAATACACTGCTCCCAGTTGACAGGGTGAGCACAACTCACCACTACAACAGAAAAGAATGCTCGTATGTGAATCCAAAGGCTATACATTGTTAGTCACAGGTCACCCTCTTTACGATAGTGCTTTAGAAAGTTCTGCATTAATAGTTAGTGCTACATCTGAAGGGACATTTGTATATTCTGATTTGAAATTGCCGTCCTGAATAATAATTACAGCACATCCTTCTTTAATCTTAGTTTCTTTTTCTTCAATCATAGATACACTCTCTGGAACTCCATCATCATCTTCAAACCAAGAAAGTTTTCCAACAGACTTCTCTGGAAAAATTTTAGGAAGACTATCTCTCCAATCATCCCACTCAGTAGTGAGTTTACGGTTGTTAAATCGTGTTGAAATCATATCAACAATTTTGTTTAACTCATCATCATCAAAGAGAAAAGAAAAGTGATTTCTTACAATGTCCTTAATTCCTCTTAAACAACTGCTATTTGGATTCCTGGCAACTTGATCGGAAAGTGCTCTACGAACGATTCTCCTCCAAGACTTATTGAACTCCTCATCAAAAGATGGATACTTTTGTCTAAGTTGATCAACTGTTACCTTTTTCTTATTTGCTGTAGCCATTACAGGTCTCCTTCGTTACGGTTTTCAGAATAGTGGACATCAAACTCTCCACCAGGATATCGTGCTTTCAGTTTTTCCACATTCATCTCAACGATTTCTTCTGGAGAAACATCCAGTGCCAGACATGCTTGCATGAAATACCACATGATATCACCTAACTCACGCTTCATATGATAGAAGTTTTCTTCACTAGCAGGTTTTCCTTGGAAGACCATCTTCTTTACAATCTCAGTAAACTCACCAGACTCTGCACAAAGACCTACAGAAGCAGTAAGCAATCTCTCGGTTGCAACTCCATCCTCTGCAAGTTCATAGATTCGGTTGGCAAAACTAGTATAGTCTTTGCTTTCCTCCGACGTGACCGCAGATACAAATTGAGCGTATTTAATAAAATCAATCATACTTAAGGGATGCAAATGTTTTGTTAGTTGTGAATCGTTTTACAAGATCAATCTGCTCTACTTCATTTCCATGAGACTGACCAGAATCAACCAGGTCGTCTTGAGCAGACTGCTCTACATCATATAGTCTCATCTTTGATCTGTCAATACCTACACAGAATCTCTTGTTGGCGGCACCATCATTGTAGCGATTCTTCAATTGCTTGACCATGATCTGATTCATACCCTCAAGCTCCTCCGTGCTAATAAGGGCAAACATAAGATCAGCAGTAGCAGGGAGACCGAAGGATTCCGAAGTGTCAGTAATGTCAACATCAGTGCTACCGTAACCTGCACGAGTGGTCTGCGTAGCAGAGACAATAGGGACGCCACACTCCACAGCAAAACCCCGAAGCTCTTCTGCGATTGACTTGACGTATGTGTAGGAGTTGACAATGCTTCCTTTATATCTCTGGGAAGCACAGATATTAAGGTAATCCACAAAGATAATATCGGGTTTAATGCTCCGCTTAAGAGAAAGATCATTAATAAGAGACTTAAAGTGCCCAACATGTGCTCCTGCAGTAGGATATTCTTTGATGATTAATTTACCTTGTGTCTTCTTGGAAAGATTTGCAATCTTTTTATCAAACATTACTTTTGGCAATGTCGAAATATCTTTGATATTTACGTTAAGGAGGTTAGCATCTATCCTTTCGGCAATCTTTTCTTCTGCCATCTCCATCGTGATGTAAAGAACATTCTTGCCCTGGAGTAAACATGATGCAGCGACATGACACATAAAGAGAGACTTACCAACACCAGTGCCAGCAAGAGCGATATTAAGCGTTTTAGCTGGAAGACCACCCTTCGTAATTTTGTTAAAGAAGTCAAGATCAAATGGAATCTTTTCTTCTGTCTGGTGATAGTAATCATAGCGTTCTAATGCGTCGTCAATGTAATCGTGCCCCACATGACTATCAAAAGAGATTGCTAACGCTTCTGATAAGATGTGTGGAATAGCACCCTTGTCTTTCTTAGTGTCCTTTCCATCTGCAATCTGGATAGACTCCATCAGGGACAGATAGATCGCTCTCTCTTGACACCACTTCTCAGTAGTATTTACAATCCATTGGAATTCACTCTCTTCATTCTTTATATTATCAATAACAGATTGCACTTCTTTGAATGAAGACTCACTTAGATCATCTCGTTTATCAATTTGAATAGACAAAACAGTCTGATTTGGAAGAGCATTATACTCCATCACATAGTCAGCAATTTCATTGAATACAATTTTGCATCCAGTGCTAGTAAAATATTCTTCCTTGATAAAAGGAATCACTTTTCTACAATAATTCTCATCATGAATGAGGTTATTGAGAATAGTATTTTCAATGCTCATAGATAATGAAGATAACTTCCGACAATATATTTGGTGCCAACTGGCACTGGTCTTCCTGCATGACGATACTGCCAGGTAGCAGGAAACATAAGTATTCTACCACACTTTGGTTGAACTGCATGATTTAGTTTTGGAAAGTCTGTCTTGCCACCTTCCATCACTGTATTCAGATATAAGAAACAAACCAAAAATCTACGTGCAGAATTGTAGTCTCCAACATCTACATGATCTTTGAATTCATCATACTTTTCGTTGTATTTTTTAATTCGATACTGCTCAAATGTATAACGGAGAGGAAAATCTGGACCAAGATCCAACTCTTTCATATACAATTCAGTAAAGTCAATAAAGACTTCCTGCAATTTGTTTTGAATGGGAATCCACTGCGTATCTTTTTCTAGAAAACGCTGTGTCATATTCAGTTGTGTAAACGCTGGACGTTTTTCTTCATCAAGATATTCTTGATGTGCAATGTCACCATCAAACGTGCGGATGATTTGTCTACAAAACTTCTCATCCACAACGTTGTCATAGCATTTAATGTAATCAGTTAAATTAGCTACCATACCTAAACTCCGCTGCTGCTGCTTCATCTAATGCCTGCATTACTTCAGGAGTAAAATAGGTATCAGGGTCTTTCAAGATTGCCTTAGCATAGACTTTCTTACCATCCATTTCGTAGCGACCAGCAACGTTTTTCCACATGCCTGCTCGCTCTCCTAACTCTAGTAGACCATAGTATCTATCAAGACCACGATCATAATACAAACGAGTTTCAATCTGACTATTCTCTTTGGTCAGACGTGACTTCTGTGCTTTACATTTGATGATGTTACCAACAACCTCAGTGCCATCCTTCTCTTTCTTCTTAGACAGATAGATGATAGTAGAGGATGCATACTTCAGTCCACTACCACCACCCATTTCTTTCATGGGGACATAGGATCCGATCACATCATAGGTATGATTGGTGACCAGCATAGGGACGTTTGCCTTACCTAGTTTGAGTGTGAGCACCCTGAAGGCACCCTTAATCAATTGACTCTTAGTCATGTCCCTGACCTGCTTATCTGCAGCAACGTCGGCAATCTCCTTCTCTGTGGAAAGCATACCCAAAGAGTCCAAGACAAACATCATAGGTTGGCGGTCTTCCTCTTTCTGCTCCATATACTTGTCAAGGATCCGACAAGACTGAGTGCGAAACTGCTCAATGGTTGCAACAGGCACAATCATCATACGATCGGATGCAATACCTCTATCCTCAATCATCTGCCTAGAGATAGCAGACTCAGATTCAAAATAAATTACACCTGCGTCAGGATTACTGTCGAGAAAATGCTGTACAATCCCAAGGCAAAAGAAAGTTTTGCCAGTAGAAGACTCTCCTGCAATAGCGGTAATCTTATTTCCTGGGACACCACCGTAGATTGAGCCAGATACCAGAGCGTTAAAGATATAACTGCCAGTATCAATGAAACCACTGGTATCTCCTGCAGCAACACCATCGCTGACCAATCCTGCGTATTCATTTCCGATCTCCTTTGCTATGTCTTGCAGAAAATTCACTCTTTGACCTCTAATAATGTTGTGATAAATTGTGCTCGTTTCATGGCACGAGAAAACCATTGGGCATCTTCTTCGTTTGAAAATTCCTTTTCTTCTCTAGCAGCACCTGCACCAAATGCTTTCTGGTACGATACGATATATTTTTTAATCATCCGAATAAAAACTCTAATGAAGCAACTTTTTCTGGTTTCCAACCAATAGCATCCATGATAACTCTAAGAGGATCAAGGAAACTCTTTCCGAATTGTAGGTCATAGTCCACTTGTTTGTCAATACCAAATTCCTTAGGGAATGTTTGGAAGAATGAAATTACATTTTCATTAATCTTGTTAGGTGTCTTAAGATAAACAAACTTAATTTTCTCACCGTCCTGAATAAGAGGATACTTATGTGTCAGTTTGCCTTTCTTAATGTAAAAGTTATACAAGAGAGCACCACGCACATGAATTGGTGTGCCTTTTGTATACACAGTAGCAGGGTTGGACCACTTATTTAGATTGTTACACCCCCGAGGGAATGAAATATCTTCAACTGGTAATGATAAAAACTCTTCTCGGAAGTCGGCAATAAACTTCTGTGCTGATTCTTCATCCTCATTCATGATGACGATAAGAGCATCCTTAATTTTCTGTCTACATGGAGCGGGTGTGGAAGACTTCACTGCCTCAATACCCATCATTTTAAGTTTAGGTTTTTCGTAGCGTACTCCTTCACTATCCCACACGTTTAGAATATATCTCTTCTTCGCAGTCCAAATACCTTTATCAGCAATATTCTCTCTCTTCATTTTCATCTTCTGATCATACGCCGCAACATAATCAGCAAGTTCTTGATACGCACTTTCAATAAACGGCTCCAATTTTTCTTGGCAGATCTTGTCAAGTATGCCCACAACTGCTGCTTTGTTGCTAGACTTAGCAGCAAAAAATTTATTAACAAGAGGTCCAAGATTAAGATAGATTGAATCAGTGTCAGATGCAATGACATAATCTTCTTCTTCGGTTTGCAAAATCTTATTTAGGTATCCATTGATTTTCTTTTCAATCCACCTAATCGAGACTTGACCCGACATGGTAATTGCTTCAGCATTTGCCAGATTGTAGTATCGGAAGTATTGGTTACCGATGGCACCATAGGCGCTGTTAAGTTGGATTTTTCTTGCCATTTGGATATTGTTGAATTTTGAAATATCCTTTTGTAATGATGTGGTCTCTGTAGATGTGGTGGCATGTTCAAGAGCTTGCTTAGACTTAAGCATTCTCTTCTTGTATATGGTCCTTTCATCGTAAATCTTTTGCATCATTTCTGGTAGGAAACCAAGTATGTCTTTACGATACTGAGCACCGTTAGCACATACACAGTAGTCTCCTTTAATATCTAGCGTCTGCCCAAGTATCTTATCAACTGTAGCCGATGGGTGTCTAGATTCAACAAGTGTTTCGGGTGAGATATTATACTGCATGATAAGATGAGGATACAGACTGTTGAGGTCAAAAGACACAACCCAATCATAGAGTCCTGGAGTCGGTTCTTTAACATAGGCTCCTGCATACTTTTCATCCTTCTTAGCAGTTTTACGTGGAGGTACAACTACATTACGATCTTTCAAGTAATTATAGATCATAGTATCCCACATGCGTACTTGACTATACACATCTTCAAGATTCACCTTTGCATCATATGCCATGGTGACTGCCAACTCAATGAGTTTCATCTTATCTTCCAGTCGGTCAATCAACTCAACGTCTTGGATGTTATATTCTACAAACTTCTGCCAATCGCTAGTATAGAAGTCTTTAAAGTTTTCATATTCACTGTGGTCTAACTTGCGTTGACCCAATTCAACAAATGCAATGTGATCTAGACGATATGATTCTTGGTTTGTATAAGTGAATTTCTTATACAAGTCCATGTAGTCTAGGATGTTAATACCAGAGAGATCATATGCAATCTGAGTACGTCCCATGATGGTGATTTCACGCTCGTTAGCACGATTCCAAGGAGACAAACTCTTCATCCACTTTTCGCCCAACACACGGTTGACACGTCGGCAGATATACGGCACGTCATACAGATTTACATTCCATCCAGTAAGAATGTCTGGTGTATTTTCTGCCCACCATCTAACAAAATTATTAAGCATCTCATGCTCTGTCCAGAAGACAAAGAATTTAACTCCTTCTGGTGGTGTAAACTCTCGGGTGCCCCATACAAATATCTCTTTGGTATTCATATCTTTGACTGTGATGCAAAGCATTTCCTCTGCCGCTTCTTCAACGTTAGGAAATCCATTCTCACACTGGACCTCAATATCCATGGAGAAGATCTTCATCTGCTTCATGTCATAGTCTACTTCTCCAGGAAATTCTTCAGCGATAAACTGATATACATATCGCTCATATCCATAAACATTAAAATTGTCTATGCCTTCATACTTACCAATAAAGTTTCGTGCTTCACGAGGAGACTCAAACTTTATAGGTTTGACATTCTCTCCTTCCAAAGTCTTATTCTTCTCCTCTTTTTGTGATGTCACAAACAACGTAGGCGAAAAATGGGTACGAGACTGGATTTGTTTTCCATTCTCATACCCACGATAAAGGATAGTGTTTCCTGCCAGTTGAATGTTGGTGTAGAAACTACTCATGTACTTTTTGATACTCCCCAAGGATCGCCGTGCTCGGATCCACTATAGTAAAAACTGCGTCAGATGTCAAGAAGAGATCTCGCTGACTGGAGTATTGAGGATACTCCTCCAACTGTCCATCAACAATTCTGTAACATCCTTCAATCAAGATTGAAGGCTCTTCATCCAACTCAGTTACTTTACCAATCAGGTAGTCAGTCAGACTCCCGTTCTTCATCAATAGAATCTTGACCATTTTCTGCTCCAACTAATTCAGTGTACTGTTTAACAACCTCATCATGAGTTTCATATGCGGTAACGATTTCATCATACCTAACCATGAGACGATCTTTTTCTTTTGCCAAAGGTAACCAAGGCACCATAGTAATCTCAGGATTACTAATTTTGTGAATGTTACCATCGTCATCTTCGGCAGTCATGCCATCAGACACCCAAAGTGTGTAAGGATTGATTAATTGATATCCAAGAATCTTTCCTTTTGTATCTTCTTCTGCAGAAGTAACTTCACGGATGTCACAAATAACATCTTCACCGTTTCTTGTTCTTACGACTCTTACGCTCATAATTCCTCCTTTCAATTTCTAAAACTGCTTCTTTGATAATATCTTTAAGGATTCGATCCTCATCGATATTTTTTTGCTCTGCGATAGGTCTGACATGCTTCAGCAATTCATCAGTATACGATGAAGGGACCTCCACTGTCAAGAGGTCCGTATCGCCATCATATGTTTTTGGTTTTAAATTTACATAAACGTTCATGGTAACTCCAAACAAAAAGAGACCCCGTGAGGTCTCTTTGGTTGTAAATTATATAGGTCAGTTAGTAGTCCATGTTTCCACCATAACTGATACAGATCTTTTTGTTTTCTGCTGATGATCTACACCACTGTCTAACATAGGCATCT